CTGCTGCTAATGGTGCGTTACCATATCTTTTAATCATTTCAATAAGAACATCTGCTTGTCTATCTGGTGAAAAATCATTACGCCGCCACATATTTACAAAGTGTACAAAACCATCAGAATCTTGTCTAACTACAACTATTACTGAATAGTCACGACCTAATCCTTGTGCGGGGTCAAACCCAATAACATAACGGGAATCATGTGTTTTTTCAACTTCAAGTAGCCCATCCATATTCAAATTTTTACGAACAAGCATACGAGGATATACTGCTGCCTCGTCATCAACAACACGACATAAATACTCTTGTATAAAAGATAATTCACCCATAGCCTGTTTTTGTTCTAACAAAAAATCAAGGGGCCGATATTCAGGCCATAACTCCTTAGCAGAATTATTCTCTGCATCTTCTTTCCACTCATCCCAATTCTTAATAGCAGACCAAATACCGGATTTCCATGCGTCGTTTTCTAACATCTCTGTATGATAAAGGTCATTCATACTCATCGGCGTACCAACCACGTAAATGCTAGTACCCGGACTAAGCATAGGTGTAATTTTTTTACGGAACCACTCACGGGTAACACCCGGATTCAAGTCACCCATATCATCTAGTACGTCATCAAATGCAACTGCCGCAGGGTGTTCACCACGAATAGCAGACCCAACACTTGTTGCACGAATCCATGCGCCGTTAGTAAAACGCAGTTCTAACTTGTTACCTCTGCGTGGGTCAAGATACCTACTAAGTTCAGGATGCCGTTTCATATCTTCTCGTATTT